CCAATATACCAATATTATATTTCTATCATCATATATTATCAAATAATATATGGAGTAGTACGAGTTCGTCTCCAATTTGGTATATGGTCTCAGAATAGATATAAATCTCTTATAAATCAATGGCCTACGAGACATTTTATTGAAACCAAATAAAACCAAATTAACCCTTAAAAAATCATTCAATCACAAAACGAGAGAGAACAAATGGAACCAGGACCGTTAGAACAATCACCCGAGGCCCTCATGAAAGCCTTGATAACAAGCAAACGTGTGAAGGCTGGCTTACGCGCTGAGACCTTGCGAGAGTCTATGGACCCACATGCAATCATGCAGGCCATGATTGGACTTGTTGAACAGGCCGACACGATACCTATAGCTGAACTACCTAAGCTTAAATTCAAGGCCGATATATATTCGACACTATTAAGGAAATGTATGCCTGATCTTAGATCACTTGAGATTAAGGAGAATAGCTCTTCAAAGAGTACATTAACAATTAGGATGGGAGCCAGTTCGATAGATTGAGAGAATCTTAGATATAATGATGATAATCTCCAATCCTAGAGACCCTGATAGGCCTAGATTGAATGATAATAATTTTTCTATATCATCATGAGAGAAATTATTATCATCTCTTAAAATCGATTCTAATCAGATTCTTTAGGTATCTTAGCCTCGTCTATCATGGCAAGTATCAACATGGCCAGACAGACCGCACCGATGTATGGCAAGAGTGGTATCATGAAGGCCATTATTGCATGGAAGAATATTGCATAAACTATGATTGTAAATAAGAAACCTATTAATGGCATAAGTAGCCACATGATTAAGGCGATTAAAATGATTGCTATTATCAGTAATGTTGTCATGGTCTTTCCTAAATGATGAGGCCCTATCTCTAAGGCCTCTGATTGATTAGATTGCTTCGAACTTATATCCATTTACTTCAACAGACCCTACCTTTTTAAGATTTCTATTGATCTTAGTCCATGCAGCTCGTCTAAATGGTGTCTCTTCTGCCCAATATTCCTCACCTGTCCCTCTTAGTGCTGCGTTTATTGATGCGTATTCAGTGCCGTTCATGGCCACCTTGATAGAGCCTCTTCTAACACTCTTCTTAGGTTCCTTGGCCTTCTCTGCCTCTTCAAACATACGGTCCTCTTCGGCCCTACGTTCGGCCTCTTCAGCCACTCTAGCCTCTTCAGCCACTCTAGCCTCATGTCTGGCCTTCTCTGCGGCCATCCTTGCTAACTCCTCGTCTCTCGCCTTTATACGTGCTCTCTCGGCCTGTTTAGCCACTCTGGCCTTACGTCTCTTGTTTGATGCATCGGCCTGATCCTTAGTGGGTATTGTATTCTTATGTTGTGCACTCATGATGTTACTCCTAATTGATTCGATTGATTGGTTTAGGTCTTGTGTTCTGACCTGGTAACCATTCTATCACGTTTTAATCTTATGTCAACCTTTATTTGAGAAGAATATATATAGAGGCATGCGTAACATAGGCGTACGTATACATGTGACGGGGCGGGGGCGTGCGAGCGTCAATGTCTTAGCATCACCACCTCTCTCAACTATGCCTATTTCAAAAAAATTATTTTTTGCTATTTTGACTATGCCTATTTCAAAAAATTATTTTTTGCTATTTTGACTATCTACTATGCCTATTTCAAAAAAATTATTTTGCTCGTTTTAAGAACTATCTACTATGCCTATTTCGCTCGTTTTAAGAACTTAGTTTAAGCCCTAACGCTAACTTAAATTATTTTAAAATATATCTTGACGCACGCACGTAAACGTGTTATAATGATATATATGGTAGACATGGTATACATCCCAAGTCCCTCAGGCCTTAAATTTCATAAGGCTATGGACGTAGATACAGGATTCGTAAGAGGGCTGATGGGCCCTATTGGATCAGGAAAGTCTGTGACATGCGTACTAGACCTTATGATGATAGCCATGGCGCAAGAGCCTGACGTAGCGGGAATAAGGCGCACTAAATTTGCAATTATAAGGAATACATACAGAGAATTGTTAGATACGACAGTTGAAACGTTCTTCACATGGATTTCCAAAGACGCAGGCCACTGGTCTGCAATGAATATGTCATTCAAGCTGAATCAGTCGCTAGAAGATGGTACTACAGTTGAGACTGAGTTCCTATTCAGAGCACTTGACAAGCCGGCCGACGTTAAGAAATTGTTGTCCTTAGAGATAACGGCCGCATGGATAAACGAAGCAAGAGAGATTGGTAAGGTCGTAGTCGACATGGTTCAAGGCCGTGTAGGCCGCTTTCCTCCTAAGGTGTTCGGTGTAGAGGCAACGTTCTTCGGCCTCATCATGGATACGAACCCACCTGACACAGATCATTGGTGGTATACACTGTTTGAGGAGAGGTTACCTGACAATCATAAGTTGTTTAAGCAACCATCCGGCACGTCAGAGAGCCCAGAGAATATAGAGAACCTGCCTAGGAACTATTATAAGAACATTGAGGCCGGCAAGGATCAAGAGTGGATTAATGTGTATGTTCATGGCCTGTATGGCTTTCTGGCCGATGGTAAGCCAGTGTATCCAGAGTATAAAGATGACGTACATCATATAGATACACAGCCAGATATAGAACCGACAGATACGATCTACATCGGTATAGATTTTGGCCTTACGCCTGCAGCATCGTTTGGTAGGATCACTGCATCAGGCCAGTTTCAAGTCTTCGATGAGTTAGTTACGTTCGATATGGGAGCAGTGAACTTCGGGAGGATCTTGAAACAAAAGATTAGTCATGACTTCCCTAATAACCCTTTAGAGATTTATGGTGATCCGGCTGGAGACTTTAGAGCGCAGACCGATGAGGTCACACCGTTTATGATCTTGAATGAACAAGGTGTGTTTGCAGTACCGACGTATACTAACGACCCTATTATAAGACGTGAGGTTGTGGCCGACTACTTACAACGATTGGACTTCAATGCACAACCGGCCTTCGTAGTATGCCCTAAGGCTAAGTTTACACGTAAGGCCTTCTCAGGTGGCTACTGTTATAAGAGGCTACAGGTCACTGGAGAACAACGGTTTGTAGATAAGCCAGATAAGAATAAGTTTAGCCATATATCAGATGCTGTACAGTATATGTTCTTAGGTGCTGTTGGTGGCGATAGAGTTACAGGCACGTTTAGCGCAGAGCCTATAGAGTATAGTGATATAGGTATAGTATAGCACATCGCTATGGCCATTACTAGGAGAGAGTTATTGAACAAATTATGGTGTTATCTACGGGCTATGTATTACTCATTATGGCAGATATTTACATGAATAGATATGATACAGAAATGAAAGCAGCATTCAAGTCCTTTTGTATTGTTATATCTATAATGTTTGCTGTTGAGATTGTTATATTTATGATTGTTGCACAGGCCACTACTTCCTGTACTTAAGTAGACTATAGGAGTTAAAATGAATAAGACTAAGAACAAGTTATTGGGATTGCTAGGTATGGCACTGATGGCCGCCATAATGGCCTCACCAGTGGCTAACGCAGAACCAGGTGGCTGGATTAATGGTGATGATGGCTATCGCTTTAAGTTCGATCGGGTAACACTAGATAGTGAGCAATGTGGTGGCGAATTCGATTCAGTGAATTTCTTTCTACATGGTGCAGGCGGTGACGCGTTATCATACCACCCGGCCTCGATGTTGGAGAATGGCGATGTTGACGGATTGTTTGACAGTATTTATGATAGTTGTGGTTTGATTGTTGTACCTCAGGCACCTCCTGCAAGATATGCAACATGGGACTATACTGGATATTATACTGCTGATGGTGAGATCGCTCGTGTTACTCGACTGATTATGTTGGCTAAGAGCCTATTCCCAGACGCCTCAATGACTCTAACAGGTGGTGCAGATGGTGGAACAATGGCCTTCGCAGTAGCCTCACGGCTCAACAGAATCGGCCGGCACGATCTAATTGATAAGCTAGTACTAGTTAAAGCACAATCACCTTATATGGTACGTGTCAATGAGCTATTACCTGCGTTCGATGGAGTTGGTCCTTTAACATGTTCACAGCCGAGTGATACACAATCACTTGATGGATCGGTTGAAGAAGACGAAGCATGTGCGTTTATTATGCTAGGCCTACCTAACAAAGAGGCCTCATTTTATACTGATACATTGCTAGTCTACGAAGACAGTCCTATCTCAGCGCATTTTGCCAACACTGTGGTACACTATTCGTCAATCGGCCCTAATACAGCCAATGTGATTAGTAACGGTGTTAATTGGAACGACGTATCTGACTTCATCTTACCGTAATAATTAAGGTGCTATAGACATGGTATATTATGAAGTTTGTAGCACCTTAACATGGAACCAAATAAGTTATGAGTAATTTAACCGACGATAAAGTCATATCACTTGCCAACAGCGAACTATCTGACGCTGATGTTAGCAAGGATTTAGAGTTGCCGTATAGCTACTATTTAGGTAACCCAAATGGCAAAGAAGTCGCAGGCAAATCACAAGTAACATCTACTGATGTAGCAGATGCTATTGAGTGGATAATGCCACAAATAATGAAGTCATTCACACAGAATAATGAGGTCGTTACATTTGACCCTATCAGTGAGGAAGACGAAGTTCAGGCCGAAGTAGAGTCTGAATACGTATATGATGTATTGATGAAGCAGAACAATGGATTTATACTGCTTCATCAATTCGTAAAAGACGCCTTAATGCAGCGTAACGGAGTAATGAAGGTATATTATGAGGATGATGTAGATCAGACTCAAGAAGAATATACTGGCATAACAGAAGCAGAGCTTATCACCCTACTCAATGACTCTGAGCTAATCGAAATTAGTGAGTCTGTTGACACACAGTCACAGATTACGTTATATGACGTCAGAGTCCTTTTTAGTACACCTAATGGCAAGATAAGAATTGATTCTGTAGCTCCTGAATCGTTTAGAGTTAACAATAATCATAACTCTATTGATTTAACAACTGCAAGATTTACAGCACAAATTATACAAAGTACGGCCTCTGAGCTTATTGAGCAAGGATATTCTAAGGCTATTATAGATGATCTACCTAAGTCTACACCTCCTACTGAGCAACAATACAGGTTCGGAGATGCAGGTGAGTCTTATATGTATGACTCATCAGAAGACCCATCGCTAAAAGAATTACTTGTTATAGAGTGCTATATGCGCATGGACTATAACCAAGATGGTATAGCTGAATTAGTTAAGGTAACTGGTGTAGGTGATGAAGAAGAAATGACTCATGTACTATCAGTAGAAGAGATAGATTCAATGCCTTGGATAACTACAACAGCCATATTAATGAGCCATAAGTTTGTAGGCCTATCTATATACGACAGACTTAAAGAAATACAAGATCAGAAAACATCCTTGTGGCGCAATATGTTCGATAATATTTACCTACAAAATAATCAAAGAACTGCTGTAGTTGAAGGCCAGGCAAACATCGATGATCTACTTACCTCACGTGCTGGTGGTATAGTAAGAGTTAAAAGATTGGATGCTATTATGCCGATGCCTAATCCACAACTAGGGCCTGAATCACAGCAGATGATGGCCTACCTTGACGAAGTTAAGGCTGCCAGATCTGGTGTGTCGGCTGATGGGCCTGCATCACCTCAGAATATAGGTGATAGAGTAGGCTCTGAAGGTGTTGAACGATTAATGACTGCTAAAGAAGAATTAGTAGGCCTAATCATTAGAGTTATGGCAGAGACTGGCATTAAGCCTTTATGCTATAAAATAAGAGACTTATGCACTAAGCATAAAGACTCTATAATAGACTATAAATTTAGAGGCCAGTGGGTACAATTACAACCTACTAACTGGCCAGAAAGAGTTACTAGTACTGTGCGAGTAGGCACAGGGTCAGGTGATAGACAGGCTCAAATTGGTGCACTTAATGGTATATTACAGGCACAAGCAACTATCAAACAAGACCCGTCACAGGTTCTTGTTACAGACGCTACTATATTTAGTACGTTAGATAAATTGTGTAAGTATTCGGGTCTAAATGGCGCATATCAATTCTTTGTTGATCCTAACTCTAGAGAAGGTAAACAAGCAGCTCAACAGAAACAACAGAGTAATCAGGCCAATCAGCAGAAGCAAGATGAAGCTAATGCACAAATGGTTAAGGCACAAACTGATATAGCACAGGCTGAATTACAGAAGGCGCAGGCACAGCAACAGAGCACTCAGGCCAAAGCTCAGACTGATATGGCCAAGAATGAGTTGCAATATAATAAACAAGTTGCTGATGCACAGATAAAAATGCTTGAGACTCAGCTAAAAGAAGCTAACATGCAAATAGATGCAGGCAAAATATCTGCAGATATACAGTTCAAATATGACCAGATGCAGAACGATACGGCCATAGAGCTTACAAGGATTGAGTCACAAGAAAAGGTAAACCAGCAGAATGCTAATTTTGAACAGAACAAAGACACTGCTGAAGGCGAAATAAATGAATAACTATGATATATCACAGACAGGCCATAAGGCCAAATCTGCATATGATAGCTATGTTAAAGATAAGCTAATAGAGCTTAGAGAAGAATTGTTTGATCAGTTTAAGCAAACTGAGATAAGCGATAAGGATACTTTAGTCGATATTCGGCATCTACTGGAGGCAGTGGACCAATTAGAGTCTAAAGTACTTATTGATATACAGAATGGCAATATTGCTAAACAAGCAATTGCCGAGGAAGAGAAATAATGGCTACAGACGACCTACCTGCTACAGACGGTAATGCAATTGATTCTATTGCAGATTTATTAATCGGAGACAACGATGAAAACGAAGCGTCAGAAGAAAGCGCAAGCTCTGAAGAATCACAATTGGATACCGATGAGGGACAGGAACATGAGGCTGATGAGGCTGACGAAGATGACGAAGACGAATCAGCTGAAGAATCAGAATCAGAGCCAGATGATACTTGGGGCTCAGTATTAGGCCTATCGGATGATGCTATAGTTCTTGATGAAGAAGGCAATTTCAAATCAGTTAACGTAAAAATAGATGGTGACGCATCTCAAGTAGAATTAAAAGACCTTGTTGCTGGTTATCAGTCTAACAAGAGTAACACAGTTAAATCGCAATTATTAGCAGATGAAAGACGAGAGTTTGAATCTGTTCGTACAAACGCGGTAGATTCATATACTAAAAAGCTAGATAACGTAGAAGCACTAGCTCAGTATATGAACAAACTAATCATGTCTGATTTCGAGGCTGTTGATTGGAATACGCTTAGGGCAAGTGATCCTGCAGAATATGCAGCACTTAACCAAGACTTCCAAAGACGCAACCAAGATCTGCAGAATGTATACAGTGCTATACAAAATGATAAGACTGATGAACAAAATCAGTTAAGTACGAGATCAAATACTCAGTTGCAACAATATCTATCAGAACAGATGGACATAGTTATTCAAAACAATCCTGAGTGGGCAGATAAAGACAAGATGGCAGCTGGCTTTAGCTCTCTACGATCAGGCCTAGTTGAATATGGCTATAAACCTGAAGAGTTTGAAGGTATTCAAGATGCCCGTCAGTTGGAGATTCTTAAGGACGCCTTGGCTTACAGAGCAGGCTCCAAAGTAGCAAAGAAGAAAATATCTAAGCCATTGCCTAAGTACCAAAAGGGAAACGGTAAGAAACTTAAGCCAAAGGTTTCTAAGCTAGATAGATTAACATCTAAGGCAAATAAGGCAACAGGGTCATCTAAGCGTGCTGCTCAGACAGACGCCGTTGCAGAACTATTATTGGGCGGGCAGCCCTAGGAGCACAAATGAGCACAGCAAATTTAGATTCAGCGGATTTAAAGGGCGTAGGGTTTGGAGGTCTTATTCGCGAAGACGTGATGAACAAGATCTGGGACATTTCAAAGATTCCATTGCCTTTTACCGACATGGTAGGCACTGGATCTGCGAAAAACGAGTACAAAGAGTGGACACAAGATACTCTTGCTCAGCCGGACATCGCAAATGCAGTTGTAGATGGATCGGACGCGGTAGGTAATAATACTGCTACTGGTGTACGCGTAGGTAACCATCATCAGATTTCTGATAAAGTTGTACGTGTATCTTATCGTGCTGACGCATCCGACACAATCGGCCGTGCGAAAGAATTATCTTATCAGCTAATGAGACGTCAGCAAGAGCTACGTCGCGATGTAGATGCTATCGCACTTGTCAACCAAGCGTCTGTCTCAGACAATGGTGATGATGTTGCTGGTAAATCAGGTGGTTTACCATCTTGGATTAGCACTACTGAAATGCATGGTGTAGGTGGTGCAGAAGGCGGGTTTGATGTAGCTACTGGCCTAACTGTTGCAAGAACTGTTGGTACTAAGCGTCCTTTGACAGAATCAGCTGTTAAAGATGTCGTTGAAGGTGTGTACAAAGAAGGTGGAGATCCTACCAAATTGGTATCAATGCCTGCAGTTATTCGTAAGTTCTCTGAGTACCTTTTCACTAGTTCTGCTCGTGTAGCAACCCTAATGAGCGATCAAGGTAAGAGTGCTGAGAAGGCAACAGCCTTAGGCGCGGTTAACGTGTTTGTTACAGATTTTGGTACCTTAACAATGGTTCCAAATCGTCTACAGCAACCTTATACTTCAGCAGGTGGTACGGCTGGTGATGCGGCAGATGTGTTTATTCTTGACCCATCATACCTTGAGTTATGTTACTTAAAAGGCTACAGAACTGACCCATTAGCTAAAACAGGTCTTGCTGAAAATCGACATATGTCAGTTGATTGGACGTTGGTTGTTAATACTGAAAAGGCCCATGGCCTAATCGGTGATGTTGATTGGACTGCT